ACGCCCATCCAGGCGTCGTTGCGCGCGCATCTGGCGGCCCTGCATCACGCGGCGGGCGTCTGATGGTCGCGGTATTGCTCGGGCGCAAACCGGCCGTCGCCGATCCGCGCGTGCCGTTCCTGCATTCGCTGACAGCGGCGGCGCCGCTGCCCGATCCGCCGCCGTGGGCGAACTGGTATGCGGGTGTTACCGAGTGGCCGATGCTGGGCAACGACATCGCCGGCGATTGCGTCTGCGCGATGGCGGGGCACGCGACGCAGCAGTTTTCGAACTACCGCGACCAGGAGTTGACGCCAACGACGGACGAGGCGCTCGCACTCTATTCGGCAATCACCGGCTACGATCCGACCAACCCGGCGACCGATCAGGGCACGGTCGTCATGGGGCCGAGTGGGCTGATGCAATACTGGGCGACCCATGGTGTCGTGTTCGGCGGCGCGAACAGCAAGGCCGGCGGCTTTGCCCAGGTGCAGATCGAACCGAGGTTGGATAGCATCCGACAGGCGATCCACTATTTCGGCGGGATTGGGCTGGGCATCAACCTCCCGGAATGCGTCGTTGCCGGCGCCATGATCCCGTACATGTGGGGTGATTTCGCCGGCGCCGTCGCGGGTGGCCACGAAGTCTGGGTCGACGGCTACGACGTCTCCGTCGGCGGCACGCGCTATTTCGATTTTGTCTCGTGGGGCCAGCGGTATCGGATGACCGCAGAGTTTCTGCTGGCGGTATCGGAGGAAGCGGTCGCGATCTACGACGCGGACAGCATCAACGCGCGCGGTTTGAACGCCGACGGCATCGACGTGGCGACGCTCACGGCCGCGATGGCGTCCCTGGCGGCGTGACATGGCGACCGAGACAGACACATCGGGAACGTGGTCGTCCGAAACTTTACGCCAATATTTTGCAACGATTATCAATGACAACAAGGCGCATTCGGAAACGCGCCTCACCGAGTTGGAGCAGCGCATCTTTGCGACCATCGAGGCCAACGACAGCCGGTACAAGGAACGCTGGGAAGCGGTGCAGGCCGCAATCGCAGGCGCGCGCGCGATCTTGGAGACACGGCTGGAGGGCATGGACCGCGCCGGCACAATCCTTGCCGAAAACGTCAACCGCGTCCCTACCGTTCTGGATCGTGAGATAGCGCGTCTGACCGTGCTGACAGACGAGAAGTTCGTAGGCGTACAGCGCCAGTTCGCGGACAAAGCACAACTGGCGAACGCCGCAGAAACCGCCGCCGCTACCGCCGTTGCCGCTGCTCTGCAAGCACAGAAGGAAGCTGCCAGCGCGCAGAACCAAGCCAACGCGGCGAGCATTACCAAGAGCGAGGTCGCGACGAACAAACAGATAGCGGACCTTCAGAGCCTCATCGCCGCGAAAACCTCCGCCCTCGACGACAAGCTTGTGACGGCGACCGAGAGGCTCACGCGGATCGAAGGCAACATGACGGGAACGGCCTCGCGCCGCACCGAAGGGCGCCTCGATCTTGGCACCGTCCTCGGCGCCATTTCCCTGGTCGTTGTGGTGTTGGGCGGCGTGCTGGCGCTCGTGGCTTACGCGCATCCGCCGCAGGCCGCGTCCGCCGATGCCGCACGCTGACAGGAGCCTGACCATGCCAGTCGACCTTGCGCCGCTGCTCCAACTGCACAACCGATTCCCACAGCGGGCGCTGTGGCGGCTGACGCCGGCCGGCATCGCCATCGGCGCAGGCGCAGCCATTGGCACGCCCGGCGACCCGCTGACGGTGCTGCGCGTATGGGGATGGTTCGCGGCGCCCATCCGCGCGTCGGCCGCAGCATACGGCGTGCCCGTCGAATTGATCGTAGCCGCCATCTGTTCGGAGAGCGCGGGCGGCGAAACCGACCTTGACGTCGTCGTCACGTCGCGCCGCGAGGAACCGGGTTATCGCAGCGACGCGGCGACGCCCGACCGCGTGAGCGTCGGGTGCATGCAGACGCTGTTGTCGTCGGCGTCGGAGGCGGTCGGCCATACCGTGACCGCCGCCGAGCTGGTCGACCCGGCCGTCAGCATCGACGCCGGCGCGCGCATCATCGCCAACGCAGCAGGCGCGACGGGCCTGGACCCGCCGCTGGTCGCCGCAGCCTACAACGCCGGCGGCCTGTATCTGGATACGCCTACGGCCAACCGCTGGGGCCTCGTCTGCTATCCCAGCGGCACCGGGCGATACATCGACGAGAGCGTGGCGTGGTTCAACGACGCGATGCGGGTGTCGTCGGCAGACCCCACGCTCGCGGGCGCCGCGCCCAGCTTCGCCCGCGATATGGCGGCGGCAGCATGAGCGACCGCCATCATCATACCGGCCGGGAAGACGAGGGCGATTCCGACTGGTTGCGCAGCGCCCTTTCGACCATCAACCGCAAACTGGATACCATCATGACAACCCTCGCAGACATTTCCGCAGCCGTCGCCGCAGAACAGACCGTCCAGGCGTCGGTCATCACGCTCCTCGAAACGCTGTCGGCCGACCTGACCGCAGCCTTGGCTTCGGGCGACCAGACGGCGATGGAGGCAATCGTCACGCAGATCGACACCAACGCCGCAGCCCTGGCCAGCGCCGTAACCGCCAACACCCCGGCCGCTACCACCACGCCGACCGTGCCCGCTACCGGATCGTAGCCGCGCCTTGATCGTAGACGCGGCCGGGAGCATGACCCGCGCGGTCCCAACGGTATGACGACGACGCCGGCCCCAGGTTCCGGGGGCCGGCGTTTTCGTATCCAACCCCCGAGCGGGGGCAAACCTACTTACCGACACCGAGCTCAATCTATGTCCCTGTTTTTCGAACCCCCAAACCTCGGAGGCATACGGGACACGGATCCGCGATATGCCGGTTTGTGTTCACGAGCGCAACCGACCCCTGCGTCAATCGGTCGCCACGTCGCGCGAAACCGGCGGAAAGGCGCCGATATTGATGGTCGGAGTGAGAGGATTCGAACCTCCGGCCCCTGCGTCCCGAAGCGTACGGGTCATGCGGCCTCCGGGAGATCAGCGCGCTCCTCGAAGAAGCCGGTCGCCCGCACCTGCGCCAACATCGCGTCGCGTATGTCGAGGAACTCTGCCAGCGCCGTCCGCATCTTCGCGATGTACGGCTCGTCCCGCTCCGTCCGCATCAACACCGGCGGCAGGCTGGGGTGGAACGAATAGAAGTCGCAGAACTCCAACTCGGCCACCGCACAGATACCCTGCATCTGGCACCGATAATCCAGGCCGGGGCCGTCCGTCAGATAGCCGATGTGGGTGGCGGGCGACGGCACCTTGATTTCGACCGCGCCGCGCTGGCCGAGGATCAGCCGATCCGGGCTGCACCCGACCCGGCCGTCGTCCGTCGTGATGAAGCCGACGGTCTCGATCTCGGTGTCGGTCGTAAAGGCGTACTGCTCGGCCGCGCGCGGCTCCAGCAGCTTGCCGCGCGCCACCCAGTCCATGTTGCCGATGGCGGCCCCGAGCGGCTCGCCGAGGAGAATTTCGGCCACAAGCTGTTGGGCATAGCCGCGCGCCGACTTCGAAAGATCGCCCTTGGCCGGGGTCAGAATCTTGTCGAAGCAGGATGCGGTCGGGATCCCGAGGCGGGCAGCCAGCCATGCTGGCGTGCCCTGTTCGCAATTGACGATCTTCATGCGGCTTCTCCGGTGTGTTGGGTGCGTTTCGCGAGGGCCGCCCGCTTGGTCAGCAGCGCGTTTTTGAGGCGTGGGAAGTCGGCGGCCGGCGCGTCGGCGACCGAGCGCAGGCCCGGCGCCATGACGGAAAGGAACCGCGCCTCCAGCGTCCGGGTCTCGCGCATGAGGGCGTGCAGTTCTTCGACCTGGGCGGCGGACAGGTGCGCGGCCTGGGCGTTGGTGGCCGGCAGCCCGTCGTTGTCGGCGCCTTCGCGGACGATGTTCAGGAGCATTTCCGCGCAGTAGCGTTTGCCATACGAGAGTGTGCTGCCCATCGCTTGCAGGCTGTTGCGGCCGGCGCCGGCATCGAGGCCCAGCGGGATCGAGGCGCGGCGGCTGTGACCGCCCGCGTGCAGCAGCGTGCCGATGACGACCGCGCCGCCGCCCTCGCGCGCCTCCATATCAAAGGAGAGAGTGAAGCCCTCGCGCCTCATGTGCGGGCGGACGACGGTGTCCATGTCCTCCCAGCGCGCGAAGTCGTAGCCCTTGCCGCCGCCCAGTTCGACGCGGCCGTTCTTGCGCACGCGGGGCATCGCGTCGGCCAAGCGGACCAGGGCCGCGTTGAACTCGGCCTCGGCCTGCTTCGCCAGGATGCGTTCCTGCATGTCGAGCAGGGCCTGCATCTTGGCCACATCGACCGCCGGATCGGACGCGGCCCGGGCGATGATGGCGAGCATCGAGGCGGCGGGCATGGCCGGCGTCATCTCTTGCGACGGCTCGGCCGCCGGCTGCTTGGTGGTGATCCGGGTCATCACGCGGCCTCCGCGTATGCGTCGCGGGCCAGATCGCGCATCCGGAGCGGCTCGGCCGGAACCAGCCAGTCGGCCAGGATGCCGGTCACGTCGTCGATGTCGTAGCCGGCGGCCGGGCAGCCAAGCGGGAACTCCAGGGCGGCGATGGCGGTGCGCGCTGCGGCGACGATGGCGTGAAATGCATCGGTGGCGGTGGCCTGCGCGGCGAGCAGGGCGTCGCAGGCGGCCTCGCGGCGCAATTCGGCGCGTGTTGGGTAGGGGTTCATAGCGCCGCCTCCAGCACCGCAAGCGTGCGCTCGAACTTGACGCGGGCGCGGAGAAGATCGGTCTCGCTGCCGTCCAGTTCCGCCTCCGCCTCGGCGGACAGGGGGGCGGGCATCGCGTTCAGCAAGGCGTTAACGCCGGCGATCAGGGCCTCCAGCTTGTCGGCGGCGGCGTGGATGGCGCGTTCGGCGCGGGCGCGGCAGGCAAGATCGGCAACGGTCGGCAGGGCGCGGGCGATGTGCATTGTCGTGCTCCAGGCGGGCCGGGGTGGTCCGGTGGAGGGTATTGTATCTAGAACGGATACGGGGTCAAGGACAAACGTATCTTTTGGGGATACGGCGGACGCGATCTGGAAAAGGCAGGCTGACCACCTGGGGTGGCGGCGGGCGGTTGGAACGCCCGCCGCCGTAACCCCGCAAGAGCACTGTGGGGTGCAATCATGGGCGGGGTTGATGACCAGGGTATCACGGGACTGCCGCCTGTTCCGAGTGGCTTTTAGGATACAGTCTGCTGAAACCAAGGGGTTGACGACACGTATCCAAGCTGGATACGGTGGGGCATGACTCTGAAACAGTGGCTTGCCGCGCAGAAAATGAGCGACGCCGAATTTGCCAGGATATCGGGCATCGGGCAGCGGGCGCTTATCCAAAAGTACCGAAACGGCACGCTTATCCCCCGCGCTGATAAATTGCGCATCATCCGAGACGCGACTCGTGGCGCTGTGACTGCTGACGATTTTGTCGATCAGCGCAACGGTGTTTCGTCGAATCTGCCGCTGCTACCGCCCGCCAACGTGACAACCGCTCCAAAGGCCCGCACGAAGCGGCCCGCGCCGCCACCCGAGCCTCCGGCGGAGCTACCCAATCCGGAGGCCGACGCGCCCGCGACCCGTCGCCGCAGGAAGGCCGCATGACCCGGACCTGCCCGCGTGCGCCGCCGGCTGCGCGCCCGCGCGCGGTATCGCGCGGCGCTGGGGCTGGCTCAGGGGGATTTGCTGGGTGTGGGCCGCCATGAGGCCCCGCAAGGGGGACTGCCGGATCGCGCCGGGCAGTCATCGTATCGTCACGTCAACAACGAGTCCCCGGACGGGATCAAGCCGTCCGGGGTTTAGCAAGAAACAAAGATGCACAAATACATATTGTTTGTCGGCCGCTCTTTGTCCATCCCCTTTCGGCGCTGGTTGCACGAAAATGTGTGTGACCGTTTGTTAACAGGCGGCGCGCCGGGGCGGCGGCCGTGACCGAGAACCTCGATGGCAGGCGGGGCGGCAGGCCAGCGGGGCCGAGCGCGAAGACGGTCCTCGATGGCGCGGTGTTTTCGG